TGGGTAAAGCTAGAGAGATTGACATCACTGGGCTAGCATCTCTTGATATGGATTATAAAAAATTCTTCTCTTTTTATTGCCAAGAAAAGACAGAGACGCCACAACAGAAAAGAGCAAAAGGACATCAAAATAAGTCAAATCTCGAAGTTAAACGGGCTGAAGTTAAACGGGCTGAAGTTAAGCCCACTGAACTTCAGCCGGCTCGATATATAAGTATAAACTTAACATCTAAAGATGTTAAGTCTACTGCTCTAGAAAATGAGGATTTTCAAGAGCCTTTAAAGGTGGAAAATGAGATAATTGATTCACCTACTCAAAGAGATGTAACACATCCTATTTTTGATCGATCAAAGTGGCTGGGGGATACAATGGCGGTAAGCCAGACCATAGACGGGGGCTGTCATAAGATAGATAAAAATAGACCATCGGCAATGACATCAGCTCGATCACTACCATTTAGGATTTTCAAAGAAGCCAGCCCTATCGCCACGATCACAAATGAACGCCATGAGATAGTCAGAGATATGCTTGATGAGATAGGTAGATATAAAGAAGATATTCACCGCTTCTATAGCCCAGAACGAAAAGTGTTTTATAGAGCCATCAGGGCGCTTGTTTTTGAGCGAGAAAGAGATTTATCATTCCACTACATAGACAAAGCATTTATGATGAAAAAAAAGCACCTTTTAGAGCGCCTAGAAGTGGATATGTATTTCATAGATAAAGAGGGCATGAGTGACGATGATCTGGCATATCTATCTATCGTCTATGAAAAAGATAAAATGATCTTGTGCCTAGAGGCTAATGAGGTCAACGCCAGCGCCCTTTAAAAATTCCTCTCCAGTGGATACCCATCTATCACCGCCCCTATAGTAAACTCGCTTTATACCGCTTTGAACAATCAATTTAGCACATATCAAGCATGGGGGCGCAGTTACCACAATAGAAGCACCAGCTAGGGCAATACCCTCGAAAACTGCATTTGATATCGCATTCATCTCAGCATGGATACATCCGACCTCAATGCGATCACCGCTTTGAATTTGTAGCCTATCCCTATCGCAGCATAGACCACCACATAAAATTTTATCACTTTTACGCGCTTGACCATTGTAGCCAGTGCTTAACATTGTTTTTCTATCTTCTCTAAAAACAACAGCACCTACACGCGCCCTAGTGCATGGGCTTTGCTCTGATATGGTCATGGCGATATCAAGGTAAATCCTAGCACTCATGGCAAAAATCTTTCTTTTTGGGGCCAGCGCATTTGAGATCACGAGACAGAGCAAGAATCATTTTTGATCTTTTGCCACATTTGCCAGCCGTACCCACTGCATACCTACCAAGCGCATCACATACAGTACTAGACCGATCTAGCCAGTATCTCAAGGCTAGAAGACCAGCTTGAATATCAGTGCATTCTTTACAGTCAATAAAAACTCTCTTGACTTGCATAGCGCCCACAGCTCCAGCAGATGAAATCACCGACTTATCTAGCCTCGACTCATGATAGGCGATAGCGATAGCAAGATATGGATCAATATCCATCTTAATCGATTCACGCGCTATCTCAAGGCAAGTGTCAACTCTATGGGGCTGGGGGTAAACGGTAGCAAGAGACGCTAAATAAAAACACTGTGCTATAAAATCACTCATCATCTTCAATATCCTCTTCATCTGGGTCAATGGTATCATCAAGAAAATCATCGTCATACACTTCTCGATATACCGACGCTATACACTGATCGCAAAATTGATGCTCAAAACCTTGTAAATAATCCATGCCAGCCAGACGCTGACCGCATTTAATACATTTCATATCTATCTCCTTGTTTGGAGATCACTATATCAATATGGTATTTTGTCGTCTAGATAGGATGATAGACGCGCGATAAGAGTGGGGAAATTCTCATGCACGCCCGATTCTTTTGATACCTCGACAATGCAGCCAGATAGATTAATGCCCAAAAATAGCCATATCGTATGAAATTCCGGAGTATGTCCGAAGCCTAGATCAGTGATCTTTTCATTCAAGGCGTGCTCAAGATCGCCAGCGCTATCGTAAGACTCCCATGATCTGATGATAGGCACGATCTCGCGCTCTAGTGTGGCGATCATATCTCTGATATTCATATAAACTCCTCTTTATTTAGCAATTTAATACTTTGGGGAAAATGCTGTTGCGCCAGTGTCTTGATAGCCACAGCGTAATCTCTGATTTCTTTTTGCGCTGATTCATCAAGGCGTAAATCAATGAAGTGCATGATCGCTTGAAGCGATGCCGTCCATACTGCTTTAGAGTATATGCCTACTGGCAAGACGATTCTAGCTTGCTCTCTGCATACTCCCATATCGATCAGAGCTTGATATGCTTTATATGCTGCTTCATAGCCATCATGTAAAATTTCGGTTGCTTTATCTTGATCTGCTAAAGGCAAAATGCCAGTGCCAGCCTGTTTATTTTTTGCATCTTGTGATCTAAAAAGACCAGGATAAAAGACCTCTGGCTCTTCAAATTGAGTATAGCGATAGCTGATCTCATTCCATGAACAGCCGATTTGATGTTTCATCCACTGACGCAAAACAAAAATAGGCGCTTTAATCTCAAAGCGAATTGAGGCATGACGAAAAGGCGAGGTATGTTCATGATCCCACAGGTATTTGAGTAGGCGCTCATCTTTGTCGTTCCAGCCGTCTGAGTGCTTGTTGTAGCTCACACGAGCAGTATTGACCACAGTCAAATCATCACCGAAAACGCCACCATCTGGGATCGATACATATCCAGTTAAACCGACATGAATTTTGTGCATTTTTGCCTTTACTTTTTAAATAGAATGTTCTAGAATGTGTTTGTTGTTTATAGCATAGAACAACGATGAAATCAATTTATTTCAATAGGACGAAAAAATGACTCAAGACCTAAATATTAAAGATTTGATCATGCTCGTTGCAATGGCAATTCTAACAATAGTCGCACTCAAGGACAGATAATAAAATGGTAAATTCAATGACCTTAGCCGGTAGAGCTGGCAAAGACTTCGCATTCAAGACAATAGGCACTACCCTAAACAAAGCGGTAGGAAGTATCGCCTACCAAGCTAAGAAATCCGATCCAGTCACTTGGTTCACAGTCGAGATCATATCTTTTGGCACTGATCCCACAGCGCAAAAGGCGGCCGCATCTATCAAGAAAGGCGATCTCGTTCTCGTTCAAGGTCGTATGATTTGCAATGCTTTTGAGGACAAAACTTACTGGAAACTCGAAGCAAATAAATTTGATCTTCTAGCGAGGGACGATGAGCAAAAAAATTAAGCGCGCCAGCCATACAGTCTATTTGCCTACCGCCATGATGCTAAAGGTAGGCGAGATCGCCAGCGCCCTAAATGTGACTTCTAGCGTTGTGATTGAAAAGAGCTTAGTGGCTGTTATCGATAATCCAGCGTCCGAGGCTATCGAGTATCTAAAGGAGATCGAGCCAGATAGTGCTATCGAGCGCATCAGTCGGAGAATTTATAACAAGTCATGAGCAAGATCGACAAGCTAAAGAAACTCAAGAAGCAAGGCGAAATTTTAGAGGTAGTACAAGCAAAAACTGAACAAGCTATCTCTCAAGGTCTATCCGGCGTTGAGCTTAGAAAAGAGCAAGTGCTTAGTCTTATTGCTGAGGGCAATCGAGAGGGTCAAGCTGCTACGATTGTCGGTCTCAATATTGATACAATCTCACGCTGGAAGAGAGAAGATTCAAAATTCGCCATTGAGGTAGAACAAGCAAAGTTGGCATGGCGCTCTCGCCTAGTGCGTACCGTGATCATAGCAGCCGAGACCGATTGGAAAGCCGCTAAATTCTTGCTTGAGACCCAGTTTAGAGATGAATTCGGACAACAACAAAAACTAGAGATCGAACAGATTGAAAAACCTAAATCAATCGTCATTGACATGATTGACCAGATACGAGGAACAGAAATTGAAACTCAAAAAGAAACTGCAAGCCCCACCACCTCCCAGCCCTTGGGTCATCAAGATGAATGATGGCGATCATGTCGATATGGCGGATGATGCCTTTATGGCACTACTCAAAAATATGATCAAGAAGACTTTTGAGGCTGCGTATGCTGATGATTATTTTACGGCTTTTTATGAGCTAGTCTATAGATACATGATCGCTAAAGAGACGCAATTTGAGAACAAAGACAGATTTTTTTCATACTTAAAGCGCCTCACACAGATTCATTTTTATCATCAGGTTTACAATGGGCATCGACGGGATAAGCGCATGCTTACCGAAAGCCACATGTTTAACAGTACCATCAATAAGCATATACAATCTGGGGCAACAGGTAGATTTGATAATAGAAATCTAGAGTTTTATAGCCAGCCCATTTTCTCGGATGGGGGCAATGCTGAGAAAAACTTCGCCATCGCCAGCGATCTAGCCATGATGCTATCTCGACTATCAGATGACGATAAGCAGTTAATTGATCTAGTATCGCAAGACCTAAAACATAGGGATATTGCCAAGCTCATGGGCTGGAAAGATAACACGACTTTTACGCGGATCATGCGCCTAAAGCACAAGCTAAAAGAGATATGGATCGAGGCGTATGCTTAAACTCAATGACCTACAAAAAGAGCTAGTATCGAGATTGTTGCTATCAAATGAAAACTTTATAGCCGTTCGTGCTGGCTGGGGTAGTGGCAAGACAAGCGCCTTAGTTTTTGCCCTTGCTCTATGGGCCGATGCGCATCCGAATAAATCGAGCCTACTCATCACCGACACGGCTGGTCGTTATAGGCAAGTGCTAGCGCCAGAGATTCAAAAATGGTTAGGCGCTGAGGGGTGGGCATATCATGCGCTTGAGGGCAAATGGACGGCGCCTAATGGGCATGTGGTATGGACGAGATCATATTTTCGCCCTGGCACTCAAGACGCATCGCAAAACTCTCTAGAAGGCTTAAATATCACAAGCGGTCTAGCCGTCATTGATGAATGCCAGATGTTGACCGAAGAGGTTGCATTCAAGGCGCTAGGTCGTTTGAGAAGTGGGCCAACGCCTAAATTAATTATGGTAGGCTTGCCAGTATGGGGCGCGTGGTGGGTAGAGATGGCAGAAAAAGCAAATTGCAGACCTATCTTTTTTTCTAGTCATGTCAATGCAAACAATTTGTCTGCTGACTGGTTCGAGGCTACTAAGAATCTTCCAGAAGACGAGCGCCTTGCCATGATCGAAAATCAACCTAAGCCACGGGCTGGCATGATATACAATGAATGGACACAAGCGCACATAATCGACGGCTGGCAATACAAGCCAGAGTATAGCGGGCGCATTGTGGTAGACTTCGGATTTAGAAAGCCGAGTGTCCTCTTTATCGTGCATGATCCACATCTCAAAGCTGATGTGATATGCGGGGAAATCAATCCCCAAGAAATAAAACTAAGTGAGCTAGCTAGGCTTATACTCCTCAAGGCTTGCCCTCGTAGTCTAGCTAGCTCATACCCTAATCGCATTTTACTTGACGGCGCTAGTGGTGATAAGGCTGGTAGCAATCGCAATGATCATACCGCTCAATCGTCGTTCAAGGCACTATCTTTACCACCAGAGCAAGAAGGCATAGGGATGACTTTTAGATGGGCTACTGATCCCATTCGTACCGATATCATGAATGGCATCAACAGAGTTAAACGCCTCATGCACTCAAAGCAAATCTTATGCACTCGTGAGGTCTGGGATGCTGGCGATAGGGCAACGGGTAATAGCTTTAAAAAAGCAATTTTGTCTTACTCATGGGATCAAAAAGAACAGCCGAAAAAAGACGGGCATGAAGACCCGCTCGATGCGCTTAGATACGATGTCATTAATTGGCGCTGGTCGGATTCAACTGTCAATGTGAAACTACCTATCGAGGATAGATCGCATATCGTTGAAGAGAAACTAAAACAAAGAGACCTTATTAATCGATCTTTGAGGAGATTTTAAATGCTTGAAATAAATCAAATTCATCACGGGGATTGTTTGGCGCTGATGCCTAGTATACCAGATAAAAGCATTGATATGATTCTTTGTGATTTGCCTTATGGTACTACTAATTGCGCTTGGGATTCAATCATCGATATGGGGAAACTTTGGCAAGAGTATGAGAGAGTAATCAAAGATAATGGGGCTATTGTTTTAACTGCAAGTAGCGTTTTTACTTTTCAACTTTGGGAAAGTAATAAGAAGCTTTTTAAATACAAAATGGTATGGGATAAAAATTTCAAAGTGGGCTTTATGGATGCCAACAGAAGACCTATGCGACAGCATGAAGATGTATTGATTTTTTATAAAAAGCATCCCATTTATAATCCACAGAAAACTAAGGGGACTCCATATAAAATAAAACACAAGAAAGATAATAAGCCAGAGTATATGGGCAAAATAGAAAGAATAGATAGTATAAATGCGGATGGTGGCAGATATCCTAGTGATATTATATGTATCGATAGTGCATCTTTTTCAAAAGATAAGGGAATGCATCCAACACAAAAGCCAGTAGCCCTATTTGAATACTTGATCAAGACTTACACGAATGAAGGCGATCTCGTGCTAGATAATTGCGCGGGCTCTGGAACAACAGCAATAGCGTGTATCAATTCAAATCGTCGCTATATCTGTATAGAGCAAAATGAAGAATACATTAAACGATCAAGGCAACGCGTGCAAGATCACGAGCCACTATTGAGGTTAACAAATGGATAGACTACTTTACCTTGAGAGCCTTATTGAAAAAGGGCAAACGCTAGATGACGCGACTCTTATGGAGTACGGGCTAAAGAAAAAACCTAAAGAGCCTAAAGAGCCTAAAGCACCTAAAGAGCCTAGAGAACGCAAAAAGGCAGGGGGCAAAAAGCCCATAAGATTCGATTACCGACTTGTCGATCATACTATGCCAGTACATCAAATCGCTAAGATCATGGGCTGTAATCCGGAGACCGCAAGGCAACTGCGATACAAAAAGCTGATCGATCTAGGGCTGGTCATGGATATCAGCAAAAAAGGGCGTTACCGAGTAGCGCCAAGAGTGAAGACGTCACAAGAGGCAATCAATAAAATCATCGAGATGTACGAAGCGGGCTGTATTTTGAGAGTCATAGGCGAGGCCGTCTCTCTCAATCCCGCGTCAGTGCACTGGCATATATCTAGATATAAAGCAAAGAAGAGGAGAGAAAACAATGACACTACACAGCGTTAAATTGCTCAGAGATATTATTATGGCACTACTTAAAGAGGACGATCCCATTAAAAAGAAACTTTTAGCCGTCATCGATGAGATTGAAGTCGATTTAAGAATTGAAGATTAAAATAAAAAAGAGTTTAGTTGTGTTTAAAAAAGATCATACAGATAAGGAGAAATATGATTAAAGTAATCAGACCAGATGATGAAGATCAAACGCTAATGAAAAATTCGGGGAGTATTTTTTTAGCAGGTTCAATTGAAATGGGATCAGCTATTGATTGGCAAGGGGAATTGATATGTAAACTTGCAAAACTACAAGCAATAAAAGAATTACCCATTGATTTAACGATATATAACCCACGTAGAAATCATTGGGATAATACTTGGAAGCAGTCAATCAATAATCCTCAATTTAAAGATCAAGTTGATTGGGAATTGGATAAGCTTCATCAATGTGATATAATTTTTATGATGTTAGATGAAAACACCAAATCACCTATTTCATTGCTTGAATTGGGATTGTATGCAACAGAATATAAATTAATGGTTTTTTGTGGAGAAAACTTTTGGAGAAGGGGAAATGTTGAGATAGTTTGTGAACGCTATGAAATTCCTTATCATATTTTAAATGGTAATGAACTAGACGATAAATCATTGAATAAGTTTTTTGATTTTTTTAAAGAAGTTTCTCCTGTTATTTGGAACAAATCAAAATCATATCATCCTTATGGATCGTAAAACATTCTAAATTTATTTAGAAGAAAGTGTAATAAAAATGCAGATAACATTTGAAGGAATAATTATTTATTCATTGGTAATTATGTATTATAATTTTGTGTTTAATTATTTTGCTAAAAGAGGGAAATTGGAATAAATGACATTGCGCGGCGTTAGATTGCTCAGAGATATTATTATGGCATTGCTTAAAGAAGATGATCCCATCAAAAAAAAGCTATTGGCTGTCATTAATGAGATTGAAATTGATTTGCTGACAGAGGATTAAGACCTATTGCAAATTCTTCACATGGCGCTCAAGGCGATCAATGCGATCTTTCATGTCACCATCGCCGACCATAATTTTAACTTGATCTCTCTCGAATTGCTTAAATTCACTTTCAATCGCATCTAGTCTTTTAAGCAAGTCTTTTCTCTCGATATCGCAAGCGACGGCATGATCTTGAGATTCTTGATCTTTCTTTTTTTTGTCTTTGTAAAAGACCAACGCAATTAAGATCGCCATCGCCAAGGGTAAATTATTACCAGTTATCTTAAGCAGCTCTTGCAACTGATTGATCTCTGGTGGTAACGCTGGCGCTTCGATAGCCGTGTGAGTTACGGGCGCTTGTGATGTGATAGAAGGATATGTGATGAGCATATCCAGATTTAAGGGTAAAGACATATCTAAATCTCTTTCTATGGTAGTATGGACGGGCTCTATTTTAGCTTGTTTTTTAAATGGCTTTTCAATTTTTTCATCTATTGTATTGAGTACCAGATACGATCCTTCTAAAAATTCACAGTCTTGGGGATCGTATGATTTACCTTCGTACCAGACACGCCCATCACTCAAGATATAAAATTGCTTTTTGATTATGCACATTGAAATAAGTAGCCTTTGCTTTGTGTTAGATTGATGCGTTCTTGTCGTATCCTTGATTGAGATGATTTCTAGCGATCTTAACGCACACATTGAGTACAAGCCGGCTCTCTTTATCCTTGCAGTTTCTAGGGCTGGCTTCTCTAAATCTTCATTTATTTGCTTTTTATTTGATTTTCTCTAAATATGCTATCTACAATAATGTTTAATTGCGTATCAAAATGTTTCAAAAGGTAAAATATGTATCCAGCTATGACGCTAAAGACTAAAGGGGAAGAGACTCAATATATTGATGCTCAACCTATTTATAAAACTTACGGCATACCCGGTACAAATCTTTTATCTGGGTATGTGAGCGGTAAAGAACAAAATCCACAATTAACAGGGCGTAACTGGGTATTGACAGCCGAGGATATGCTCGCTACTGATCCTATCGTTAAAAGATCGTGGGCGGTGGTAAAGCAGACCCTATTATCTGCTAAATGGATTTTCAAAGCTGGTGATGATAGCGATGTAGCCGAGGAATTGGCACGATTCGCAAATGAGGCATACGGCTTTGATGGGTATAGTGGCATGATGGATATTTCATGGGAAGAACAACTAGGGTATTTACTAGAGTTTATCCCTCAAGGCTGGCGATATGCTGAGGAAATCTATTGCGTTGAAAAAGACTCTATTGGGCAAGAAAAAGTATTTTTAAAACGATACGCAGATCGTGAGCCATCATCTCATCAAAGATGGCTATCTGCTGATGGTCGCAATTTAGATGGCGTCGTGCAAAATATGGTAGGGGGCGTACAGCCTCAACCTATCCCAGCATCAAAAATATTGTTATTGACTTTAAATAAAACTGGTGCAAATTTCGAGGGTATTGGCTTATTGCGTCCTTGTTGGTGGTGGTGGTCTCAAAAACAGAGAACAGCAAATTTATTATCTGTTGGCGTTGAGCGCTGGGCTATCCCTACGCCTGTTGTGGCTGTTGATAGAGAGGTCGCTGAGCGATCTGGCTTCACTGATGGGCAACTATCTGAGATGATCAATGAAGCCGTAAGGCAAGCACAATCTTATATTGCCCAAGAGCAATCCTATTTAGTGGAGAATACAGCCGTTAAATTCTCGGCTTTTGGCAGTCAAGCTGGCTTCAATCCAGATGGCGCGCTTAAAGTCATTCAAGAGTGCGACAATCAAATCTCTCAAGCTTTCATGGCTCAATTTTTGAATCTGGGTATCTCGGACACTGGCGCTAGGTCGGTCGGTGAAGTGCATTTGTCTGTATTTAGAAGAGCTTGCATTAATTTTCTCGATCTAGTCGCGTCTGCTATATCTGGACAAGACCGTGCCGGTGGTGGCACAATAGGGCGTTTAATCAATTTCAACTATGGCAAGATCGAATCTTCAAAGCTTCCCCGTCTAGTGCATACAGGCCTAGACAATGACGAGCTTACAGACGCCTTAAACTCTTTGCCAGCTCTAGTATCAAGTCAACTGCTTACCCCAGACGACAATCTAGAGCGCGCGATAAGACAAAGAATCGGCGCCGGTGAATTACCTATTGAGGCGGTGCGTACTAGCCAAGATAGGCAAGTCGCGCAAAATCCATCTCTTGCTATGGCAGAGAGATTGAGGAGTCTTAGAGATGAGTAAATTTGAGAAGCAAGTGATTAATCAACAACTCAAAAATTCAACTGAATTGATGAATCTGGCTATTCCAGATAAATATAGCCACATTGATTTTACCCCGCCTAAAGGTGCTCAAGAAGCAGCTAAACGCGCTTTAGATAATAGGGCAAAAAAGCCATCATCTCAAAGGGGCATGACTCCTATAGGCATCGCAAGGGCAAGGGATTTAATCAATGCAAAACAGCTATCGCCGGATACTGTGCGTCGTATGCTTGCCTATTTTACACGTCATGAAGTCGATAAACAAGGCTCAACATGGGCGGTATATGGCAAGGGAAGACAAGCATGGGATGGCTGGGGCGGTGATGCTGGCTATACATGGGCTAAAAAGGTAGTAGGACAAATGGATAAAGCAGACCAAGAATATAGGGCCTTGAGCGAATTGAGACCAGTAGCCAGCCTTATCAAAGGCAAACCTTTTTTAACACTGGCTTTAGGCGATGTAAATAGTCGTATGAATGGCAATAAAATAAGCACTATCACACTAAAAGACCTAGAGGAAATCGTAAGGGTATTTTATGAGCGAAAAAATAATGATCATGTTATTATTGATTGGAATCATGCTAGCTCGCCTTATGCCTCTAGCCTTTCTAGCCCTGATGTGTCTATGGCTTTGGGGCAAATAGCTGATCTTGAAATCAAGGACGAAGGGCTTTATGCCTATCCCCTTTATACAGCCAAGGGCGCTCAAATTGTTGAGGAGTCTGAGGGCAATCTATGGTCTAGCCCCGAATTTATTATAGGCCCTGTCTATGCTAGAGATGGTGGTAATAAGATAGGTGATGCCCAGCTTTTGGCTGTTACCTTGACTCCTAGACCAGCACAATCACAATCAAAAATAGATCGTATTCTTTTAACGGAGAAACTTATGGATCAAACAGAATTACAAGGTAAGAGCGTTGATGAGCTCATTGCCATGCTTTTAGAAAAAGACGCGCTCGTCAAACAACTAGAGGCGAAACTATCAGCGCTAGAATCTGAGATGGAATCAAGCGTGAGCGAAGATGCTGTGCTCGTTGCTGATGGTGAAAAGAAGGACGGCTATGCTGCTATGAGCGAAGCTAGCGTGAAACTCATGAATGAGATGTCAAGTAAAATCACTGCTCTCAATGAGCAAGTTAATAAGCTCCAAGCTGAGAAACATGGCGCTGAACGCAAGAACGCTATCGATGCCCTCTTAAACACTGGCAAGATCGCGCCAAGCGAGAAAGCGGTAGCTGAGGAAGCATACGACCTCAAAGACAAAAGCCCATCTTTTTGGAAGATGTTCTCTGAGAGACAAGCAAATCAAGCCGTCAATCTATCTGAAGTCGGACACGCTGAAGCAAGCAAGCCTATTTCTTTGAGTGAACAAGTAAGATCGATTCAAAAAGAAAAAGGCATCACCTTTGCACAAGCGCTAGACCTCTTTAAAAATGAAAATCCACAAGCTTATAAGCAATATTTTGGAGTGTAATCATGGCTTTTAATGAACAAAGCATTTATAAATCATTCGTGGCATCTGCCAGCATCACCGCTTTTCAACTTGTTAAGCAAGACTCTGATGGCAAGGTTACCCCATGCACAGCCTCTACCGATGTACCTGTAGGCGTATCTCAACAAGCCGTCTCAAGTGGCGATGTCGTCAATGTTTGCATTTTAGGCTTAACAAGATGTATCGCTGGGGGCGCTATCACCGCCGGCACTCATTTCTTTGTTATGCCCGGTCTCGCTGGTAAAGTCTATGCGTATGACGGCGCTGGTGCGAGTACTCAAATCATTGCGGGGCGCTTCTTGGCTAATGATGTCAATGTAGCCGGCTCAAGCAACGAACAAATCGAAGTTTTATTTAGCCCATCTTTAGGAGTATAACATGGCAAATCCTAGCTATTCTAACATTCATCCAGTCAACGAAATCCTAAAAAATCTTGCCATTGAAGCGATCCCTAGTGATGGTCAACTCATTGCAGATCAAGTTATTGAAAAGGTTGATGTTTCATCCGTTGGCCCTACTGGTACTCTTCTCATTGAAGAAACTCGTAACTTCATGGGCGCTCCAGATGTATCAGCAGAAAGAGCTCCTGGCGCTGGTCGTCAAACAATCGGCAACTTCGATCGCACTAGCACTACATACAGCGCTAAGATTTATTCTTTGTCCGATAGTATCGCCTTAGAAGACATCGCTTATTCTCAATATCCTGGTAATGAGGAAACAAGAAGCTTTAAAAAAGTGCAAAGAGCAATGCTTTTGGCTCGTGAATCACGCCTTGCAAATCTTTTGTTTAGTGCTGGTAATTGGGGATCATATACCGCCGATCTCGATGCGTTAGGCAATGGGTCAAAAGGCACTCAATGGAATTCCGCTGGTGCAGAGCCTTTAACCGATCTTCACGCTCTTATCGATGTTATTCGTGCAAATGCCCATGGTATTTTGCCCGATACTCTCGTTCTCGGTTATGGCGCTTTGCGTGCTTTGTCTAGAGCTCCAGATGTCAGAGGATTTTTCACAGCTGGCTCAACCGCATCAGGTACAGCAGCAGGCAATAGAATTATGCAAGACAACATGGTGATCAGCGTTCTCAAAGAAGTTTTAGGCGTGCAAAATGTGTTTGTTGGCTCTGCTCGCAAAGAAACAGCAAACGCTGGCTTGACTTCAAGCGAAGCTCAAATCTGGACAGATGATAGCGTATTCATGGGCATCATGAAAGGCAGTGACGCAGTAAGCAATAAGAACGGTACTAAGGTTATGCCTGTAGCTGCTCTTAATTTTGAATATGCTGGCTTCTCAAGCGGTGCTTATGATGATCTCGCTATGACAAAGCGTACTGTATGGCTAGAACATACCCATCAAGACAAAGTTATCGCTCAAAATTACGGCTTCTTGCTCACTGACTGCCTTGCTTAGTCTGATAGGATTCTTATGTTTTGCGTTCATTGTGGGCATCATTCTCATCATCATGTCTCCCTAGCTGAGAAAGATGCTGATCAAGAGGCTATCGATGATCTCAAAAAACAACTCGAATCCGAATCAAATCCAGATATGAAAGCCTTGATAAAATCAAGGTTGGATATCCTAAAAAAAGAGGTGAGTGTAGCTCAAGAATTTGAACAACAACTCGCTAAATCAACAAAAAAATTACAAGACGCTATCGCTAAAATTATCAAGCAAGGACGCGGGCAAGTCTTATTAAATATGACGCCCGCCGAATTGAAAAACTTCTTGATCTCTGAGGGGCTCGGCGACTCGATAGCGTACTTTGAGGCATCTCAACTTGACATCGTTGAGATGACAAATAAGGCGATGAAAGCCATCGATCCGAATTTTATCAGTGGCGATATAAATTTAATTTCTAGCACTATACAAAGAGCCAGCGCATCGGTCTTTGATGATAGCGTCATACCATCTCTAAGCAAATCGATTAAAGATGCGGTTAATACGGTGGCTGTCATCGGATCGACTAAAGCGCCACTAGATGCCCTAGCGCAATCCTTTCAAAGAGCAACAAGCGCAAATACGACGCAAGCGCGATTGAAAATATCCGAATTCGGACGGTCTGTACAAGCGATAAACGCCGATCAAGCTGGCATAGATTTATTTATGTATGTAGGACCTAAAGACGGGATTACGCGCCCTTTTTGTCGTAAACTCGTAGGCAAGGTATTAAGCAAGTCTCAAATCAATAAGCTTAATAATGGTCAAGGTGCTGGGCCAGTGTTGACAAGTGGGGGCGGGTATAATTGCCGTCACTCATGGTCACCAGTAAGCAAGGGATTTATTAAAGTCATGGATTTAACAGTGGCAACAGATAGTGAAATAAAGGATTTAACATGATCAAAGCACAACTCGGAAAAGACTATAATTTTATCTGGCAAGCCCCATCGGTTATCACTGGCACGCCATCGATCACCTTTCATCTTGAAAGCGGTGATATCACTAGCGCCATGACTCAAGGGCGGGCATCACTAACAGCCACTGCTATTGCAAATGATCGCAGATCATTGACTTTATCAGCGTCCACGACTAGCCTCAAGCCCTATCAAAGTCAAGCGTTTTTGTTGACAGATAGCGATGACTACTTCGCGATAAGACCAGTGAGGATCGTAGGGGCTGGCTTGATCATGGGCGATCCACTGCCTAGAGATATTTCTTTTTCTAGTAGTGCATCAATTCAATTCGCGTGCTGGTCATATCTTGCCAGCTCTAGCACTATCACAGCAGAAAAAGCAGATATCGCTTTTACTATTGAATACATCGAGAGCCTTGGCGGTCAATCAATTAACAAAATCGATAAAGGCATTCTCAAGGTCGTACCAAGGCCATTTAATACGGGGCTAGATCATAATAAATTGTGCGCTCTGTTCCCTCATATCGCCGATTTAGCGCCTAGACGGGCAAATGGATTTGAAGATCAGATTGATGCTGCATTGAGTGAATTGTCTATGTATGTCAGAGATTTGATCGTTCCCGATGATGTGGATGAAGACGACATACACAACACACAAGATTTGCTACAAGCTCATGCTTATTTAACTCTTGCACGAATCCACGAATTAAACGGCAACATTGATTTGAGCGAGAAAATGCGCGCAAGGGGCATGCAGCTTGCTGATCTTACAATGAGAACGATAAGTCTGGATATCAATAAGGACGGTATCGCTCAAGACAATGAGTTAAATAAAAGAGTCAAGGGCTACGGCGTTGTAGGTGGCAATTTTGCAGATCGTATCGCTACCACATACGAGCAGACCTTTAGCCCTAGTCGTGGCATGAGGCACTAGATGAAAGCAACGATTAAGCTTAATCTTCCATCTATCCAGATGAGTCAGCAGATGATGGCTCAAACTGGCTTAGATATGGTATCGCTCATCAAGGTGCGCATTTATAAAGGTCTTGACGCAAATGGGAAGCCATTTAAGCCCTACTCGATCAAGCCTTTGTATGTCTCAAAAGGCTCTCTACTTGCCAGACGCCTAGCGCCTAAAGGTGGGATCAAGACTAAAAGGGGGATGTTCTTTGCTGGTGGCTATCGTGAATACAAAGATAAATCTCGTAAAAGAAATAATGCGATTGAGGGACAAACAGCAGAAGTCGATCTCACCTTATCGGGCATGATGATGCAAAACTTTACTGTTTTAAAATCATCCGATAAAGGTTTTACAATCGGGCTTTTGCCACCAGTGGAATCGTATGGCTACGCAGTCAATGCACAAAGACAATTCATCGGATTAACTGATGATGAAGTGCAAAAGCTTATTGAGATGGTTACTATCAATCTTATGGGGGAATCATGAGCAGAGGCATATCTCTATCTATCGATCATCTCATTGATCGCATCGAGGCACTTACGCCTAAAACTGATTCATATCATGGCTATCTTTGCATAAGCGATGCAAGCGGGCGTAATCTCTCTCTAGAGTCTAGATCAAATCAAAATCGTATCTTTGATATTCGCTTTCAAAGTCTTGCTCAAGACGATGGGCAAGCGGGCATATCTGGACGCAAAAGAATAGATTTACTGCTTCGAGTTAGGTATGATATAGGCGGTGACTTAGCTCTCTTAGATCGCATGATCGCAGAGGATTCTAGCCAGCTGATCAATAGCCTTAAACAGCCCGATTATGACGCTGATAATACCGGCATCGTGTCTTTGATACCAGCGCAAGCGTCCTTATCCGAGATACAAAATGATCCCTCTCAAGTGGGCTACCTCTTATCTTTACCCTTTACCCTTTTATATATAGAGGAATAAAAAATGACAGTTACACATAGAAGTATATCAGTAGCGAGCGAGGCATCTTTTGGCTCAATCGACACAAGCACAGGCTTGCCATCTGCTAGCGGTTTAAGCTTTATCTCTTTACCTTGCGAGCGTGATCCTATCGTCATTTATGGCGATGTAGTAGTCAATGAACGCAATGAGGGGCGTGATGGGCCTCATGGCTTACCACCAGAGCCAGATACCGTATGGAGTGGATCAAGCCGAGTACAAAGACGCACAGGGCAAGTACAAATCACTATCGACTTTACCACCGTTGGCGCTGATGCAAATACATACGCCGGCACTGGTCTAGGCAAGCTCTTAAATGCTGGATTCTTAACAAGCTTACCCCTATTCACATCAGCAGATACAGTCACTGGCGACGATGTAAATTTTTTCACTCCTACCACCACAAACACAAATTACAAGATCGGTGGTATCGTATCATCTCTCATTGGTGGGCGTTGTGAATATGCTGGCGTGACAAGCAATAATCGTGGTGGCGCTGGTAAGATCGGCGTTAGCCCCGCATTTAGTGATGAGCCTACTACTATTTACCCTCTTCAAACATGGTATGTACCCACATCAACATCAAGCGGGCAAGTGGTTGAATCTTTGTGCTTTAGAGTCGATGGCGTTGGATTTAGAACATACGCGTATGGTTGCAAGCTAGCATCTCTAAATATCTCTGTCACTAATGGGCGCTTGATGGGTCAATTTACTTTTCAAGCTGCATTAATTCAAGATGATCACGGTAATGCAACCGGACCAGTCGAGCCCGTTGTTTTGGGCGGTGCTACTCAACATTTTAGAAATAGCTATGTCGTTGTATCTAGCCCCGTCACCTACTCAAGATCAAATATCGCTGGCACTACAGGGGAAGAGCTAGACCGCATCGCTTT